TGCCAAGATTCCATTCCACTTTGACACTGTTTCTGATATGAGGATGTAAATGTTCTACCTTAAACATAATCAGCAAACTCCGGATTTATTTTTTCAAAAGGTCCTTGATTTCTTGTGATGTCTAATCGGCGATTAAAATCCACACAATCCATCCAGTATTGATTAAGATCTCTGGCTTTTAAAAAATTAATGTTGTCCTGTATTTGTTGTAGAGTAATTTTTTCCAATATTGGATGCTGTTGGACCAATGCATAATCTTTAATTCGAGGTTTCATTGCTTCCAGTTTGTCTATCACTTGATTTTTTAATTTTGTAGGCAACACTTGAGCACTCAATGCTCTGGGGTAATTTACTCTATGACTGTAAAACACAATGCCCAAATCATTTAAAAAGTAATCAATCACACGGTCTATTTGCATGATATTGTTGGCTTGCACTGTGAATGCTCCCACTATTCTACTCACTGTGGGTATTTGTTTTATTATTTTTATGTTGTTGACCACATCCATGAACTTGCCATTGCCTCGGATATATTCATAAGTGTCAAAGATTCCATCAATACTCACATTCACTGCCACACTTTTAAATTTGGGCCAGTATTCCTGTATAGTCCTACCACCTTTGATGCCCAACACTGTGCCATTGGTGGCATATTTGATCTCAATGTTGGATCCATTCTCACTCAATAGGTCCAATATTTTATAATGTGTGGGATCCATTAGAGGTTCGCCACCAGCAAATTCCACACGTTTAAAATGAGGAATAAGTTTTTTTAAATTGTCCCAAAAATGTGGTTTATCTTCAAACAGATCCACATGCGGAGCCTGTGTCAAACCCAGATCTTCCACTGCTTTGACCAAGTAATTGTTTTCTTTCTTGTAATGATCCACAATACTGTTCCAGTCTTTCCATTGTGTGCTGTCCAATGGATTACACATACGACATTTCAAGTTGCACAAGTTATTAATTTTGATTTCCATAGTGGGCAATTCAAAAGGCATGGTATAATCTTCTTTTAAACTGTCCAAAGCCGTGGGATATAAATTGATTCTAGATTCAGGAATATTATCACTGATGTGTCTTTGTCTCAAACTCTGCACTCCTTGATCTTCTAGATCAAAACAAGGCGCACACACATCAGGTCGCTCATCATTCAACACCTGACGTCGCACTTCTTTCATCTTTTCATTGTTCCATGCCTGTTCCATGGTTTCATTTTGTATATTACTGATGGGTAAACTTCTGCAACACACCTTGATAGCACCATCTTCTCTGGTGGCCAATCCTGTGAATGGATGCATACAAAATGTACAACTTTTATTTTTCATTTTTCTTTCCTACAATCATAAATCTTTTGTATTTTTCTGTTTGTAATTCGCTGGGCTCCACAATAGGATACAGTTTACTATTGCTCACAAACTGATTCAAATCTTTCACAGGGTTCACATGTTCAGGAATCACAAAATCATTGCTTTGGCACACAATAATTTTGTCCTCAGGTATTAATTTCAACCATTCATTGTATTGTTCTGGCGTTAAATGTTCACACACTGTGTTAATAATCATGTCATAACGACTGTAATCTTTATAAGTGAGCATGTCTTGAGTAATAGCATGGAATTTGCCAGACATTTCATACTGTTTGTTCATGGTGTTGGCTGTGTTTTCACACTTGCTGTCTATATCCATGCTGGTTATTTGGTTCACATACAGATCACTGTTGAACAAAAGTGTGGCCATCACTCCATACCACCCACCACAAATCAAAATATCCATGCTGTGTGCTCTGGGTAATTTTTTTAATTGTTCAATCAACCATACTTTGCTGTTGATTTGACCTTTCCAGAAACTTTCCAATGTGCGATATCTGTCATCAGATTGTCTGATAGCATCCATCCAAAATAAAACGTCTTGTATATTAATTTTCAACAAATTGTGCTCCTAGTTTATCAAATGAACCACACTGCTTGGTGCATTCTTTCAATCCCACTGTGCTCCATTGTGTTTCTATTTTTGAAAAAAATCCATTATCAAATATTTCTTTCAATGTTTCGCGATGTAAGTTGGGAAATTTAGAAATTTTTTCCATATAATCCACTCTAGATTCTTGCATGGGTGGTATCCATTCCATATCCAACCAACAACAAGGCGACACATTACCACAAGCACTCACATACAACTGTTTGTATTTTTGTGCTTTACAAGCAATGTGTGGTTTGACTTCTTTTTGTGCGGCTTCAGACAACGGAATCATATCCAAACTGGTTTGAGTGGGTTTGATTCTGTGTGTGGGTCTACCCATGTCATCAATCACTTGTAAATAATCCTGTTTGAATCTAGAAGTGTGTTTGATTGAGAAATCCACAAAGCCCATGTCTTTGGACATTGTTCTACACTGTTCAATTTGATGTTCATTGTGAGCAAACACCAACATGTGCCATTTGGCCACTCCACCTGTTGAGATAAATGCTTGAGCATTTTCAATTATTTTATTGAAATCTGTACTGATTCTATAAAGATGATGGGTATCTGCCAAACCATCAATACCAAATGTCACTTTTACTTTCAATTGAGCCAATCTTTTCCACCATTCGGTATCTCTAGCACTGCCGTTGGTGTGCATGGCCAATCTAATGTTGGGATTTAGTTCACGCAAGTATTGATATATTTCCAATGTGTCTTTGGATATGATGGGATCTCCCAAATTACCACACATGAATAAACTTTCCAATTGTTTTATGAAATCTGGTTCAAACCATTGTTTGAATACGCCCAAAGTTATTTCGTCCAATTTAATAAATGGATTTATTGGTCCTCCACTGATTCTTCTAGGACACATGGGGCACTTGGCTTGACACTTGCTGGTGATTTCCAAATGAATATCTCTTATATCTTGATATCTATACATGTTTGGCCTTGGGTATTTTTGAATCTGCTGAACTCACACAAGTGGGAGTCACACAAACTCTTGGTTTATCAAACAATTTAAATCCTTGTTCTATATTGCCCAGTGGTTCATCATGACAACTGTAACTTCTTTTGACTTCTCCGTTTGGTTCTCTAATGATACAACTTTGATATCCAGCATTACAGTGCCATCCTTTGAATTTATTGAACCCAAAAGCATTGAATCGTTCTGCTTGATCCATATAATACTTATTGCCTTGAGCATCCTGCATCTCAATTTGAAATAAGTCTTTGTAATTTTCACCTTCTTGAATGCGTTGAGGGAAGCCTGTTTGTAAAGTATTCAGTTGATCTCGAGTATAACCTTCAATAATAAAACTTGCTGTGGGATCACTCTGTGGTTTCAGTGTGACATTGATACCTCTGGAGTGGAGTCTTGCACATCTATCATAGTATTCTGTGAATCTTTCGGGCACCATCACTTGATTGATTGTGACAAACACATTGTGCTTCATCAACAGCAATATTTTATCTCCAAATTTTTGTTCATCAGCGAATTCAGCATGAAAGCTGGCAGTGATACTTCTGCGGTTCAATGTTTTTGTGGCTTCCAACCATCTTTCCCACCATTTTTCCGAAGGACTTAGGTTGGTGGTCATGTGAATACTCTGATATTCTGGAGCAGTATCAGCACTGTAATGCTGTATCAATTGTAAAAAATCTTTGTAGGCAGTGGGTTCTCCACCTGAAAAACTGAAATGATAGTCAGTGAATCCATTCAGTCTAGCCTGACGTTTGATTTCATCCACCACTTGTGTGTAAACTGACAGTGGTCTGTGATCTTTCTGTTTGCTTTTGGCATAAGGCCAGCAGTAAGAACAATCATAGTTGCAAAAACGAGCCAAGATCCAACTCACAGAAAATAATTTGCTGTCCAGCATGGTACGTTGACCAAAGTTTATAATTTTATCAAATGGAATGTTGGAATCTATCATAATATTTCTTTCTCCATGTGTGGAAATTGTCCCACAAACACCAATCGCAACCATTCAAAGTTGTTGATCAATCTCAAAGTGTCTGAATTATCTCGGTTGTCTGAGCCATACACTCTGCCTGCCAGTGCTCCAGCAACGGCATACTCTCCGTATGGTTTATCATCTCCCACTGTGCACCAAATCAATAATCTTTTTTCAGTTTCCTTGTCTTCTTGACGATCGATTACTTTGCTGCTGAGCTTGACACACTCTCTAAAAGCACTTTTCCATGTGTTGAATGGATCTGTATTGAACACAGTGGTGTTGGATACTTCATGCATGGCTCTAAATCTATTAGATATACTAGTGGTCATGTCTATTCTGTTGGGATCCATGTTCATAGTGAGTCTTTTGGGCAATAATTTCACTCCGCCATAACCATATTCCAGTTCATTGATAGGATTTCGACTTCTCCACACATGCACAGCATCCATATCTTTATCAGGCACTTCATAATCAAACATAAAGTTGTGTTCAATCACTGCATCACCATCCACCACCCAAAACATTTTAGTCAAACTCTGTGTGGCAGCTTTGATATGTGCCTGTTGAATGCCTTTTACTCCGTGAACTCTTTGCGCCAATGGAAATCTTTGTTTCAACAGAGCATAATTTTGATCTGCATTGGGTTCATTGTAACTGATAAAAAATATATCGTGCATCATACAGTCTTTCTTATGGTTCTGGGTGAATTGATATACACCTTTTTGAAAAATTCACTGCTTTCTGCATCGTATGGTTCCGTAGGAAACTCCATTTGGAATCGTTCTTTAATAGTTTTACCCAAAGAGATACATTTTTGTTTGGCATCTTGTGCATTCATACTGTTATTGTTGCTGGTGCTGATCCATAATTGTTCTAAAACTTTAAAATCTCTCACTTGTTTGAAATCCCATTGGGTGCAAAGTGTTCGATAACAACCTTCTCTGGCTCCTGCAATGGCCCAAATGCCATGTTCCACATCCTGACCCACAGTCATCCAGATTAATAATCTGTGATAATTCTGCCACCATAGTTGATCCAACGACTGTATTTTAAAATTTTTATACAAACTCATCTTAACACCTTCTCTAAATCCAGCTCTCCATGCTTGTTTGGGTGTGCTGTTGATGTAACTGGTAGAATAATTTTCATTGAATTGAAATAGTTTATCAAAATAACAAAATTCTATCTCATTGTTATCCCCACCAGCAAAATTTTCATGTGTTTTCATCTCATTCACAAAAGTTTTAGTCCATAATTTTAAACTGCCATTACCATACTTTAATCCATTCACGTTGGTATGCCCACACCAGCTGAAAATATATGTGTGATCCATGCCCATGCTGTTTAGATCCAGTTGAATATTGAGAAATTTAGGATCTAGTTGTGTGTCTCCGTCCACAGTTAAAAAATATTCTGTGTCAGACACAGCAGCACAGGCTTTGTGTGCAGCATCTGATCCTTCCACGCCGTGAACTCTTTTGGCCCAAGGTATTTTTCTTTTTAAATCCGCATAATTTCTATCAGCATTGGGCTCATCAAAGCTCAAAAATACCACATCGCAATCTTTAATAGCAATCTTATGCATGAATCCTTTCAATAGAATAATCAAAAATTTTTCTACAGTAAATGTCCATGTTTGTCTCGGCATTCACATCTATCTGCACACTGTCTTGAATGAGCAGTTCATAAAGGTTCAAATCCAATATTTTAATCAGTTGTGTGGCATCGTTGGGTTTGCAGCAATAAAACTTGTGGTTACGATGATTTTCTTTGGAAACTATGGTTTCTAAAGTTTTTTTAAATGTTTTGTCTGCTGTGAATTCAACTTTGTTTTGATTCAGATGTAATTTTATTTGTATGCCACTGTGATTTTTAATTTTATTGGGAATTTTATAAACGTTGTGATTGATTATTTCAGTTTTTTCAGAATGAATTACATTTTCCACTGAATTTAGTACTCCATCTTTTTGAATTTGATATTGACCATTGAGATATATCACTTTGTACTTGTGTATAGACTCCATACCTATAATAAATTTTTCACCCAAAGC